GCACGAAGCGCAACGCGCTCGCCAAGGCCACTGGCAAGGGCGTTGCCCAGACTAAGACCAATGAACGCTGGCTTAAAATAACTTAATAAAGAAAAATCACCAGCGGAACTAGCAGCCGTCGCCGCCGTCGCCGCCGTCGGGTTGGCCGCCGCGTATTCTACTGCCGTTGCCGATGCGGTAGTGGTTGCTGCCGGGGCGGCAGAGGAGAAGTAACTGGACGCGGATGCGAAAGTCTCCGACACTAATAGCTTACCTTCCTCGTTGTTTCCAAGATTTTTAAAGTACCCGGAACGGTTTGAGTATATTCGATAACGCCATCGTCCGTCCAGCCTAGATTACCTTTAACTTCCACAATTCCGGTGTAAGGTGGTATCGCTGCGTTTTTGGCCGCCCCGGTGAGCCGACGAAAATTCACCTCATGGCCGTTGACGTTAAGCGATGTGGTGTTGAAAACGCGAAGGTTAATCTCGGATACCCGCTTCTTCTTTCCGATGTGCGCCTTCCCGCCTGCGCCCTCTACCGATACCGGGCAATCTTTGATTATGGGCTTGTTCCAGTACCCGAACTCTACATACTGTGTTGCCGGGGTGGAAATCGTCACCGTGCCGTTGGTGACAGTCACGTCAGGAAGGTTTTTTCCGTCAGCCCAGACTTTTAATGTTTGGCCTTCGGCATAATCAAGGCCAATAAACGTCTGCGCCGGGAGGCCTGTTGTGATGCGCTTGGAAAAGTCAAAGATATTGTTAAAGTTAAACTTTTCAGTAAAACGCCGAGTAACGCCGCCAATGACTCTTTCTATGGTGACGTACATCTGGTCATAGACCACGCAGGCCGCCTTAAACAATCCGTTTTGCGTCGAACGGCGGAAAAAGGACGATATTTTTTCTACATAGGACAGGTTGCCAATGGTCATTGTGCCGTCAGAATTCACGCTCAGGTAGTAAGAGCCTTGGTCAATGGCCGTGGCCGTCCGCATGGCGACGCTTACGGGGACTTTCATTAAGTGGCCGGATAGTTTCGAGGCAATCGCCACGTCATACACCCGCAGTTCGCGCTCGCTCATAGCGCGGATGTTCCGGCCTCCGCGCTGCACGAAGTACACAATCCCCTCCGCGCCCTTAATCTCTAAGAAATCCTCGGCTCCCACCTCGGCCTGCACCGGAGCGTACTGGTTCTCCGGCGTGATAGGGCTGCCCGTGGCGCGGTCAAACATATGCACCGCTCCGGTGGTGAACAGGAAAAGCTGCTTCCCGCCATAAATCCCGGTGATAGAGTTCAATTCGTTGTTCGCGCCTTGTAGGTCGCCAGCGATAGCGTCTGCCGGGAGACCCGTCCCCGGCTCAAAGTCATAGAACCCGTCCACGCGGCTGCCCCAGTACGAGCGCGGGAGAGACTGTGAGCCGCCTATCCAAAGCCGCCCCTCATAAAAAGTACCGCAACGCGGCCAGCCGTACCCGCCACCCCACGCGCTCACATAGCCAGACTCCAAGTCCCATGACCCAGACGCCACCACGTCAAGGCTAAAGAACGGTATCTCCACACTGGCCTGCACGACGGTGGTGGAAATCCACTTCACAATTCGCGCCCGGCCTCCATTGCCCTTGTAGTACTGGTTCACCACTGCCGACGCCGAGGGAAACACCGCCGCCGAAGCGGTCAGCTTGACCACCCCGCTCAACCCATCCGGCGTAATGGTCGCGGCAGGCTGGGTCGTCACCGGGACGTAGGCGTACTTTGGGATAAAATCAAAATTGAGGTCAGCTATTGTCCACGTCGTTGCTGAGGTACGAGTGAGCAACTGCGGCTGCATCGTCTCCTCAAAAAATATCATCGTGTTTGCGCTGCCTGTGCGCCTCAGACCGGGGATTTTAGAATTGAAAAACTGCGGCGCGTAAATATCAACCTGATAAACATCGTTAAAATACACAGCGATGTTAAATTCAGTAATTACAAATAGATATGTTTCAGATGTGGAGAACTCAAAGTTTATCTTTTTGACGTTTCCGTTTGCGCCATCGTACCACACTTCAAACTCGCCCACGGCCATCGTCGTTGACGGCAGGCTCACGGAGTCTATCCGGGCTATGCGGACATACCGCTGTGTGCTCTGCACCCGCACCGTGAAGTCAACTCCGGTGGTGGTTATCGTCCGTGCAGAACCGACGTTCGTCCACGACACATTGTCCTGCGACACTTGCACAAAAACACTGCCCACCGTCCCCGTCGAGCAGCGCAAGCCCTTCACCCGGACATAGGCGAGCCGAGCCAGTGCGCCAAGGTCATACTGCACCACGATATAGGGGTTCGTCGTCCCCATGTTGGTTGTGGTAATCAGCTCCGTCCCCGTGTTTGAGTCGTTGGCGTTGCCCCCCGTGCCGCCGTTCGGGGCGGTGATTGTGGGAGAAGCGGCTCTTGTCACAGAGCCTAGGTCGGTGGCGATGTACTCCAAGCCGGGTGATAGACCCACCCCGCCTTGCGTGTAAGTGAAGACATTTTGCAGGAGGCTGGCCGCGCCGTAGAATTGCTCTATATCGTCACGGGCGAGCATTTCCGGGTCAATCTCACCTTGCGTAAACTTTTTCTGCTGCTGAATCGCCTGCGGCATCGGCTACCTCCACAACGCGCCGGGACGACGATACGCGGTTGCCATTGGCGACGGTGGCCGTTGCTGCGGCGGAGCCTGCCGGGCATCAGCTCCGACAGCGACAGCATAATATCCGCCCTTGCCAAATTGAGCCTTCGTTCCATAGGCCATCTCAAAGGCATCGTCAGCACGTTCTTTGCTGTCGGTTATTGTCTGGGCTATAATCGCTTTTAGAGCGTGCCACGCGAACGTCTGAAAATACCCCGGCCACGTTGCCTCGGCTTTGTACACGCTGTATTGCACTGACAGCGCGGGACGATTGGTTACAATTAAGTCCTCAATCGTGTCATAGTCGGAAATAGGGTCTTGCGCCGACGAGCCTGTATCAAAAACTTTAAAGATGTGCATCGCCTCGTCTGGGCGGATAAACTGATATGACCACCCAGCCGGAGGCGTCCCGGCCAAGGCCGTTAAACTTTTTACCGGAGTGGAGAAACTCCACGGGTAGAGGCTGAAAACGTGACGGATGAAAGGGTCGTAGAACTGGCGGATAGCCCGTGCTTCATTGGTGTTGTCCGCAAAGTCGTCAATTGGGTCTGCACCAAGCGAAACCAAAGAAAGGTTGGCAATATACTCCCTAGACGACATAAAACCTCACAAAAACAAAGGCTCACGGAAAGACAAGGAAAAGCCGTGAGCCTTTGTAGGGGGGAAACCAACACGCTTCCTCCTTGTTTCTAATGCAAGGATTAGGTGTTTGTCAACGAGATACTAAGGCCGTTTGACAAATCAACATTTGTGCCATCGTTGGTTAAAACAACCATCATTTGGGCACCGTTTACCGTTGTCGTTGTTGTTTCAAAGGCCGCAGTGGAGTATGTAATACAAAAGACAAGGTCTCCAGGACGAAGATAGTCTTTAGCGTCGTTGAAATACCCCAGCCCCCGAACCGTCGTATTGCCGTCTACCGTTCCATACATCCATAAAGCCGGTGCCCTGTTTCCATTGGTCGTACGAGAAGTCTTTGCCTCTTCGCCGCCTGCCTGAATAAGGTTCTTTGCAATATAAGCCATGAAAAAATGCCTTAGGTGTTGGTCAGCGTAACAGCCGTTCCATCGCTTACGTCAACAACGCTTCCAGTGTTTGTAAGAACAACCATAAACTGAACGGCAGAAACTGTGGTGGTTGCAGTTTCAAAATTGGCGGCTGAATGTACGGTGACTATAATAACATCACCGATACGAAGAAAATCAGCCGCGTTGTTAAAATAACCCGAAGTACGGACTACAGAAATAGCATCCGCTGTTGAGTAAGACCATAACCCAGGAGCACGGTTCGAGCGAGTGGCTATGGCCGTTTTCCCTTCTTGAGAACCAAGCTGGACTAGGTTGCGTTGGATATAAGCCATGTGGTCTCTCCTTAGGCCAATTCGTCAATGAGGTATTTGTACACGCCTTCGCGCCCGGCAATCGTGCTGCCGATAGCAACGGCTCCGGCAGAGAACCGTGCACCCACTTTCCAAGCGTCACGCTCGTCGAGCCATGCGCCGGGAACGGTGGTCACGTCGCGGCTGATACCGAAACCGACAGAAGCGGAAATCCCGGTTCCTGCGACAATGTAGTTGGTTCTAACCCCAGTAGCGGAAACATAAGGCAAACCACCTTCGGCGGTGTCCAAGTTCCCGAACAGGATGACATTGAAGCCCATGAACTTCATGCCATTTAAAGCAGATTGTCCGTTCATGATGAGGCCTAGTGTGCTGTAGTCCCGGCTTGTGGACTCCAACGTCGTCATCATTTTCCGAGCCGAAAGAGCATGGAGGACGAGGTAGCGCTCAACCGGGGCGTTGATGGAGTTCAAATAGGCGTCAATACGAGCCAAGTTGTCCGTGGTGTAGTTCGTGCCATCCGCACCGAAAGTGGTGGACGAAGCCCCAGCGTCCATCGCGTTGATGATAATCTGGTCTTGCCGTTCGGCGATGCCCCGCGCCGCTGCAACGGCGAGTTCTTTTTTCTCGTCGTACAGCAATTTGTCCAAATCTTCTTCTTGGCTCAAAGCGTAAGCGTAGTAATCAAGCAAGTTTACGGTGACGTTGCTTTGCGCCACATCTTGGAACTGCAAGAGAGAGCCGGACAGCTTTTGCTGCGCGGACATAATACCCATCCGGTTAAAAGTAACCGTTTTCCCGGTAACACGGCGCATACGAGTCAAAGGCATCAGCTTTGGCTGAGTCGTGCGAAACTCGTGTTTAATCTGGGAGTCAAAATCTGTTGCGAAATTCGCTGGCGCGGATGCGGTCATGGCTTTGCCCTTTAAAATGATTGGTGGTGATTAAAAAACCAATCAGGGCCAAAACCATCGGGGGGCATAAAGCCTGAGCCGGGGTATCTGGGTGATAGCCAGTTCGCGTATAAAAACCCACGGAAAGGGAAAATTCTACGCGAACTGTCTGAGTGCGCTTTTACACTAACTGTATTAGGCTGTCAACGCTTTTTTCGCGCCTCTTGTTTATTCCACCGAGCAATGGCTTCCTGTGCCGTCGCCTCGGCTTTTGGGTCCCAACTACGGGCATCGTTGTTCGTCGCCGCCGACAATTCTTCAAAGGTCATTTCAACGGTGGCAGTGCTAGTCGTCGTTGCCCCGTTTCCGGCATGGGTGTCACCCGTCGTCAGGTTCTTTATCTTTTGGAGTACCCTAACACCATCGGCGGTGGCAAGCATCCCATCCCGAACCAAAGCAAATTCGGAGTCGGTAAAAATGCCTTGGGCTTTTAACTCCCCTGCCCATTTACCAACGGTCTGCACAATGGCATCGGCGTTTGGTCCTAGTTTTGCCGATTCTACTTTGCGCCAAGCATCGGCGACGGCCTGCGCTTCCTCCGGCGTAGGCTCAGGCTTTTCCTTCGTGCTTACCTTGTGCAGTTCCGGAACAATCGTTGCCATGAAATTGTCGTATTGTTCTTTCGACAGCCCGGCCTCTTTCGCGGCGTTTTTGGTTAGGCCAATAAGTTCGTCATTGAGTTTTGCCTCGCCCAGAATTTCTTTGCCTTCAGGCCTTAACTCGAAACCATACTCTTCGGGTTTTTCCGGGACATTCTGGTAGCCTTTTGCCAGCTTATCGCGCAGGCCTTTTGCCCGGTTTGACTCTTGCTGGTAAGCCTTCAAAAGTTCATCGCTCTTGATACTCTTTTTCTCGGCGTCCCAGAAATCGGCGGGTACGCCTTCCGGGGGTTCATTGGTCTTTTCGCCGGGTGTTTGTCCCGCAGGCGGGGGTGTGTCCCCGGCGGGGGGCGGGGTGTCGCCGCCTGCTGGTGGCGTGGTCGGGGCAGTTTTCTCTTCATAGAGAGAGGCGCCGGGTGGGGGTACTGTATCAGTCATCGTCTAACTCCGCTGGGTCGTGTGCCGGGGAATTCCGGTACGAGAGGCCGTTCTTGGCCAGTTTCTCAATCTCACGATAGAGGCTGTTCTGGCCTTCACGCACGAAGGCATGATAGATTGCCTG